ATGCGCTGGATAATGGCATAGAACATGCCAACTGTCAGGACTGCTGGGACGAAGAATTAGCTGGGCGTGACAGCAAACGCATTATGGTCAACAGATCTATACCTCATGTCAAGCCGTTGCCTGACCAACCAGTCAGTGTGATGTTAAAACCCGGTAACTTATGCAATCTAGCTTGTCGTCATTGCAGTCCATTCAGCAGTAGTCGTTGGCTAAAGGATTACTACAAAGTAGAAGCAAGACAGTCAGATTGGACTTCATATATCCAACAGTTTACTGAGATACAAGACAGTTATCATGATGCCAATCCATTCTGGTCTGATCTTAAAGCCTGGGCACCCAATGTGGAATTCTACGAGTTGTACGGTGCTGAACCCATGCTAATTGATTCTCTGTGGGAGGTTATCAAGACGTCTAGCCTGGGGGCCAACAATAACAAAACAGTTGTAAATATCAATACCAATGGCACGATATTGCGTGAGGATACTGAAGAGATTTTCCGAAATTTCTACAAAGTGGATCTGGGACTCAGTGTAGATGGTATTGGCGATCAATTTGAGTACATGCGTTACCCAGCAAAATGGGACAAATTTTTGTCCAACCTAGATGCTTATCAGAATATGGCTGCTCGACTGGGTAATATAGACATGAATGTCAGTTGTACAGTCAGTGCTTTAAACGTCTACTACACTGACGAGATCTGGCAGTTCTTTCACAGTCGAGGCATTCATGTGGGATTCAATATATTGCACAGACCAGATCATTTAAACATGCGTATATTACCAGATGCTGCCAAGCAGCAGATTGCTGATCGTTTGAGCAGCACTGGTACTCCGGCTCAAAATTTAATACCCATGTTGATGTCACCCATGGACAACCCAACCAAGGCCATGATGGACTTTTGGGTCATAACACAGGGGTACGATGATTTACGTGGAGAGAGTTATCAAGACACTTTTCCAGAATTTTACAAAATACTTGCATCAACAAATTAAGTAGTGTATAATACAAAATCAATAGGAGTTTAATATGTCATCAAGAATGTATTCGGCTGAACAGAAAGCCAAATTAGTACAAATCGTCAATGAAGGTGTAGCAGTATTACAAGAGATCGAAGATCTTAATGCTGGGTTATCTGACACAGTCAAGGCTGTTGCGGAAGAAATGGAAATTAAACCAGCTATCCTGAAAAAAGCCATCAAGATTGCACAAAAGAGCAAACTGGGTGACACCAATGCTGATCACGAAGAATTGAATACAATTCTGGAAACTGTGGGTCGTACTCTGTGATAGAAACATTTGGAGGATGGTTACGGTCAACACGTGACTGGATGCGGGCTGACTTTGATAGCCATCCAGTCCGATTTACTCTGGAGATTACTGCCTGGGTAATGAGTATTATCTGCGCTGCCTGGATGGGCATCACTCTGCCACATCCTCCATTCTTTATTCTATACCCACTATTCATCATCCAGTGTGCAATCTTTACCTGGGCCAGCTGGACACGTGGCAGTTTTGGTATGCTGTCTAACTACATGTTGCTGATGACAATTGATCTCATTGCACTGGCTCGATTAATTATTGTAAGCTGATGATCAGTGCCACCATCTGCCCGTACCCATTTGCTCATCAGCATATTGACCCCAATGGTGATATAAAATATTGTTGCAACGCCAAGCCCGGCACTCATACTGCTGAGTCTGGTGGCCAATACAATGTCAAAACACACACCATGTTGGAGGCCTGGAACAGTGCAGACATACGTCAGCTGAGACAGGATTTGATTGCAGGCCGTGAACCTGAATCATGTGAGGGCTGTTGGAAGCGTGAAACTCCTGACCACACACAGGGTTCCAGTATGCGCTTACAGGCAGCATTTGGGCAGATACCCATTGCCACAGTGATGGACAGAATCGAATATGCCAGTACTCACCATGGACATGTAGAAGATAACCCCAAAGATTTTCAGATCATGAGTGGCAATCTGTGCAACCTGGCATGTAAGATGTGTGGCCCCAGATACAGCAATACCTGGAGTAAATTTTTCCGACGGCAGGGATTTGAAATGCTACAGCAGATCAAGTTTAATAGAAATGGTGGTGCATACGCTAATAATGATGATAGTGCTATATATCTGGCCGGCGATCAAAATTGGCCCATCACTAATCCACTTAGTACCGTATTTCCCAAATACTATGCCGACATACGACACATCTTCCTGACTGGCGGAGAGCCCACCCTGATTATCCAGAACATCGAATTTCTGGAACAGTTGGTCAGTACTGGTCATAGTCAACATATCGAATTGCGTTTCAGCACCAATCTGACCAACATCAATCAACGACTGTTAGATGTCTTGTATCATTTTGAAAAAATTGGCATCAACATGAGCCTGGATGGCATGGGAGACATTGCCTATATACAGCGCACTCCCAGTAACTGGGCTCAGATTCTGAAGAACACCGATTACCTGATGTCCTGGTTGGTGGAGTATCAGAAAACAAAAAACAAAATTCCCAATATCACAGTCAACACAGTGGTATCTGCGTTGAACATACATCATGTACTGGACCTATGGTGCTTTTTAGCTGAACGATACACTTATAACTTCCACATGGGATTCACTGCGTTAATGGATCCCTTTGACAATTTCTATATTGGACAAGTGCCCCAGCCAGTGATTGAAGAAATTCTAACACAGTTGCCCGATGCATGTGAACGTATATACCGACACTCGCCAGGCATGCGGCAGAGAATGGAAAGTTTTGAATACCACCTGCGTCAGGATATATATTCAGATGGGTACCAAGATATACAACATTTGTTACACGGTATACAAGGTGTCCATCCTGAGTCAAATATTGCAGAAATATATCGCATCTACTACCCTGATGCAGTATAATACAGAGTCGCTCACTTAAGAGTATGTACCACGGCCATGGCGGGCCATAAGTCGCCGAGGAGAAGTAATTTGAGTTATGTTGATGCTCTGTTCGACAGAGATAAAGATCGTATTCATATTGTAGAACGTATTGATGGGTTGAGAGTATACAAAGAGTTTCCAGCCAATTACGTATTCTACTATGATGACCCCCGGGGTAAATTTACAACTATTTACGGCACACCAGTTAGTCGTTTCAGCACTAACAATGGTAAAGAATTCCATAAAGAGCAACGAGTAAACTCAGGCAAACGTCTGTGGGAAAGTGATTTCAATCCCATCTTTCGTTGTCTAGAAGAAAACTATCTGGGCAAAGACAGTCCCAAACTTAATGTAGCGTTTTTCGACATTGAGGTGGACTTTGACCAGGTGCGTGGATACAGCAAGCCTGAGGATCCATTCAATCCCATCACCAGTATATCAGTCTACATGGACTGGTGTGATAAAATGGTCACACTGGTGGTTCCGCCCAAAACATATAGCTGGGATTCGGCCAGAGAAATTTGCGAGCGGTTTGACAATTGCTATCTGTTCGAACGTGAAGAAGACATGCTGAACACATTCCTGGACATCATTGACGATGCCGACGTACTGTCGGGTTGGAACTCAGAGGGCTATGATATTCCTTATACTACCATGCGTATCAACAAGATACTCAGTAAGGATGACACACGTAGACTATGCCTGTGGGGTCAGTATCCCAAGAAGCGCATGTTTGAACGCTATGGTGTAGAAAGCCTGACGTTTGATCTAGTGGGTCGTATTCATGTGGACTATATGCAATTGTATCGCAAATACACATACGAAGAGCGACATAGCTATAGTCTGGACGCCATTGGTGAATACGAAGATTGTGGTAGCAAGGTCGCATATGAAGGCACACTGGACCAACTGTACAATCGAGAGTTTGAAAAGTTTATCGATTACAACCGACAGGACGTTATGCTGTTGTCCAAATTGGACAAAAAGCTTCGCTTCCTAGATCTGGCTAATGAACTAGCCCATGACAATACTGTACTCATACAGACCACTATGGGTGCTGTGGCAGTCACAGACCAAGCAATTATTAATGAAGCACATCAACGAGGTATGGTAGTACCTAATAGGAAGAAATCAGATGATAAAGCCAGTAGTCAAGCCGCAGGTGCCTATGTTGCTCACCCTAAAAAAGGCGTCCATCACTGGATCGGGGCCATTGACATCAACAGTCTCTACCCATCGGCGATCCGTGCTCTTAACATGGGTCCGGAAACCATTGTCGGTCAATTGAGACCAACCATGACTGATCCCTATATTGCTGCAAAAATGCTGACCAACGGTGGAAAATTTGCAGATGCCTGGGAAGATATGTTTGGCAGTCTGGAATACACATCTGTGA